GTTTTTAGGTACGGACGCGCTGGTGGAGTTGCCCTGACAGCAGGTAAATTGGTTCAAACCTATGTGGCCACGAAAGCTGACCATCAGGATCTAGCACCAACTGCTGGAGTGGCTGCTGGCGAGTACGAGATTTCTGTTGAGACAGCAGGGACTGACCTGACTCTCAATGAGTACGCAGGTGGGTATCTTTATGTAAACGACGATGCCGGTGAAGGTCAGTGCATGAAAATTGCATCTAACCCTGTTCATGATCACAGTGACGATCCATCTGTTGTCATCACAACTCACGATGCTCTGACAACTGCAATCACCACATCATCCAAAGTCTCTCTGGTCAAAGACCTTTGGGATGGGCTTTTGGTGGCTCCTGCTGCTGAAACAGGCGCGATTGTTGGTTGCCCAGTTGTTGATATGGCATTATCTGCCTACGGCTGGTTCCAAACTTACGGTCCAGCAGCAGTGTTAACCTCTGGAACTTTGGTTTTGGGACATAGTGTGATGCGTTCTGACACGGCAGCAGGGGCAGTTGAACCGAGCTCTGGATCAACCCTGGACACAGTCGGTGTCTGTATGCTGGTCGATGTGACAACAGATTATTCGCTGATCAAACTTAACATCTGATTTCGGGAGATCTAAATGGGAATGTCTGATGTAATTGCGGTCACCATAACCGCAGACACAGTGGCCTTGGATGCCGATGGAATATCCGTAGCAGCATCAGTTGGAAACAACGCGGCACTTGTGATAGGTGGTGCGTTGACTTCTGGCGGTTCTGTCACACTTAGTCACGGGAGGATAGTTACTATCCTCTCTGCTGGGGATGATTCGGGAATTTCTTTTACGGTTACTGGTACTGATGTAAATAGTGACGCTCAAACTGAGTCAATCACAGGTGCAAATGCTGGCACAGCTACGGGATCTAAATATTTTCTAACAATATCTGGTATTTCAGCAGTTGGTAATCCAGCAGGTAATGTCTCAGCGGGGGTTAACGCTTCTGCTTCTGACGTTATTTTTGCAGGTCGATCAAGGATGAAAGGCGCTTTTCTTACAAGTACAGCAACTGCTGGGACCGTAGACTTTTTAACCACATCTCCTACGGGAACCAGCTTGATGAAGATCAGTTCTGTTGCTTCTGCTACCGCTACCAGGGATGTTGTTATTCCTGAGAACGGTGTTTTGTTTGATAGCGGAGTCTACATTCAGTACACAGTTTCTACCTTCTTAACCTTAACGATATTTCATGCATAATGGCTACTTCTGGAAGTAGAGATTTTGAACCAGACGTTGCAGAGTACATTGAAGAAGCATTCGAACGATGTGGGCTTGAGTACCGCACTGGGTATGATGGCGTAAGCGCAAGAAGATCTCTTAATCTTTTGTTTGCTGATTGGGCAAACAGAGGATTAAACCAATGGACCGTATCTAATACTGCAACAACACTTTCAAAATCAGATCAATATATTGATTTATCGACATCTACTATTGATGTATTGGATGTTCTTGTAAGAAGGACTGATGGCGGTCAAACCACTGATATACAGATGAGCCAGGTTGGTCGTTCTGAGTATTGGAACATACCAAGCAAAGACACTGAAGCAAGGCCCTCGCAATGGTTTTTAGATAAACAAATAACGCCTAGACTTTATATATGGCCAGCATCTGAGAACGCGACAGATCAATTAATAATTAATCGTCTTGTAAGGATTGAAGATGGAGATGCTGGAGTTAATACTTTAGACATGCCGTTTAGGTTTTATCCCTGCTTGGCTGCTGGTCTTTCTTATTACATTGCATTAAAAAAAGCCCCTGATCGAGTGACAATACTTAAAGGCTTTTATGAAGAAGAATTTTCTAGAGCAGCAGATCAAGATCAAAGCAGAGCATCACTTACAATTTCTCCTGGTCTTAGATCTAGGATAGCCTAGTGGCTTACGCTTCAGGCAAACACTCAATTGCCATATGTGACAGGTGTGGGTTTCAATATAAATATACAGAATTAAAAAAAGAATGGACTGGGTTTTTTGTTTGCGCAGAATGCTATGAAGATAAAGAACCGCAATTAAAACCAATTCCTCATGCTTCTGATCCACAAGCATTAAAGAACCCAAGACCGTCTGTTAGTTTTACAGCAGGCACTGGGGTGGTAAGAACCATAGATCCTAATGCAATGATTACAACAACTGGTGATTCTATTGGATCTGAGTTCTTGGGGGTCAATGGAACAACTGAAATTGGCACAGTAACAGTGGTGAATACATGAGCTTTACATTAGCAACATTAAAAACCGCAATACAAGATTATTGCGAAACATCAGAAACTACATTTGATTCTCAATTAGACACTTTTATAAAAGAGTCGGAAGAGCGAATTTTAAAAAATGTAGACATGCCTGTATTCAGAAAGAATGTGACGGGAACTGCAACAACAGGAGTTACTTATCTTGAAAGCCCTAGTGACTTCTTGGCCCCTTACAGTTTGGCCGTTATATCAAGCAGTGTTTATAGTTATCTGTTATTAAAGCATGTCTCTTTTATTAGAGACTACACGCCTAACGCATCAACGACTGGATTGCCAAAGTATTACGCCTTGTTTGATGACACCACCTTTTTGCTTGGACCAACTCCAGATGAAGATTATTCATTTGAACTTCATTACAAATTCAGGCCAGCTTCCTTAACTGCTGGTGCAGATAGTGGCACAACCTGGTTGTCCGAAAACGCCCCAGACGCTTTGCTTTATGGAACGCTAGTGGAAGCATCAACATTCTTAAAAGTGCCAGAAGAGTCTGCGCAATATGAACAAAGGTTTAAAGAGGCGGTTGGCGCATTGGCTAGATTTGGTGAAGGTTATGGCGTAAGAGATGAGTACAGAGATGATATTAGGGGTGCTGTTCAATAATGTTTAATGCAGCCGTTGAATCAAGCATAGGTGATGTTGTTGTAAAAACAACAGATCATAGAGGGTTGTCTCCAGAAGAATTGGCGCAACGAGCTACTGATCAAATCGTCACTGTCTCTTCTGAGGCAGAACCTATAGTTCGACAACAAGCTGAAGCATTTAAAAGTCGCATTTATCATGTGGTTTTAGGTATTATTAACCAAGCAATTAAAAGCGATAGGACTACACTCTGTGGCGAATTTGTGAGGCAAGGACATACAGACGTTGCTAATATTTTAAGGAGGCTATAATGGCTATTACGACCGCGCTATGCACTAGTTTTAAGGTAGAGATTTTAAAAGGAGTTCATAATTTCACTGCTGATGATGATCAATTTAAACTGGCCTTGTATACAAGTTCAGCAAGTTTAGGGGCTGCTACCACGGCTTATACATCTTCTAACGAAGCAAGCGGTACGAATTATACTGCGAAAGGTGCGTTTTTAACTTCGGTAACTCCTGTTGCTTCGGGAACTACCGCACTCGTAGACTTTAGCGATCTGACCTTTTCAAATGTCACAATCACCGCAAGAGGGGCATTAATCTTTAATGAGGTTGCCAGCGGCGACCCTTCAGTTTGCGCGTTAGATTTTGGTGGAGACAAGACCAGTACTGCTGGTGACTTTACGGTTCAGTTCCCTGCGGCAGATGCGTCTAATGCAATCATACGAATCGCGTAGGCATAACGTGTGGCAATCATTAATGGATGGGGCAGAGGCACTTGGGGCCAAAATGCTTGGAATGAAGACATTAACCCTGTCACAGTTACAGGCGTTGCAGGGACATCCGCGATTGGTACGGTTACTGTCGATGCAGAAGCCGATGTCGATGTCACAGGCGTGGCAGGAACATCAGCGGTCGGATCGGTTACCGTTGTCGCAGAAGCTAATGTCACGCTCACAGGAGTGGTTGGAACAAGTGCGCTTGGTAGCATCTCGCTGGTCACAAACAACTACATCGATGTCACAGGCGTGGCAGGAACCACCTCGATTGGTACGGTTTCCACTACCGCCGATGCAAACGCTCCTGTTATTGGCGTTTTTGGCACTGGACAGACTGGCGAAGAAAACGTTTGGGGTCTTGTGGACACAGATCAAACGGCAAACTGGGCATCTATCGACGATAGTCAAACAGAAAATTGGGCGGCTGTTAGTATCAGCCAAACACCGAATTGGAAAGAGGTAGCATAAAATGGCTAGTACATATGTAAACGATCTTCGCTTAAACGAGATGGCGACAGGAGATGGTTCGGGAACTTGGGGAACTACCACAAACACCAACCTGGAACTAATCGGTGAGGCTTTAGGGTATGGTACAGAAGGAATAACCACCAACGCTGACACCCATACTTCAACTGTGGCTGATGGCGCAACAGACCCTGTCAGGGCCATGTTCGTAAAATATACAGGAACCCTAGATTCTGCTTGCACGATCACGATTGCACCCAACACCGTCAACCGAATGCAGTTTATTGAAAATGGGACGAGTGGCTCTCAAAACATAATTATCTCACAGGGATCTGGCGCAAACATAACCATACCTCCCGGCGATGTTAAGGCTGTCTATCTGGACGGGGCTGGTTCAGGAGCAGCAGTGGTAGACGCTTTTGCCTCTTTATCTGTTGTAGACCTTAAAGTTCAAGACGATCTAACAGTTACAGACGATTTGATTGTTAATGGCGACATTGATTTGGCCGGTTCAATTGATGTAGACGGCACAGCCAACCTAGATATCGTTGATATCGATGGTGCTGTTGATATGGCTACGACTCTGGCGGTAGCAGGTAACGTAGACTTTAACGGTGATCTGGATGTAGACGGAACAGCCAACCTAGATATCGTTGATATCGATGGTGCGGTGGACATGGCCTCTACGCTTACAGTAGCTGGAGTATTGACAGGAGCTTCTCTTGATATTTCAGGCGATATAGACATAGATGGAACAGCAAACTTAGATGTCGTTGATATTGATGGTGCTGTCAACTTCGCAGCAGACGTAACTTATGCAGATGGCGCAGATATCATCACGGCTTCAGCAGGAACCTCTAACGTCCGATTCGGTGTCAACGCAGGTAACAGCATAGCAAGCGGTGGTAATTACAACACGGTCGTGGGCGATGAAGCAGGTACGGCGATTAATACGGGTGATGATAATACTTTTATTGGGTATGCAGCAGGTGATGCCACCACCACCGCAAATAGCAATACAGCGGTCGGGTCTAATTCCTTGACAGCCAACACTACTGGTGCTTTAAATATTGCGATGGGGGTGAGTGCATTGGCGGCCAACATCAGCGGGGATCACAACATAGCTCTCGGGTCGGTGGCTTTAGCAGCACTCACCACCGCTGATGATAATACGGCAGTGGGCAGCTACGCTTTAAATGTAAACACCGCGTCTTACAACACTGCTGTCGGAAGAGCTGCTCTAACAGCAAACACCACAGGTGCGAGCAATACAGCGGTTGGGTATGGCGCAATGCTAGACGCCACTACAGGTACTGAGAATTCATCCTTTGGCGGTAATGCAGGAGCTGATATTACGACTGGTGATCATAATACTTGTATTGGTCATAATGCTGGTTTTCACACCACTCCTCTAACTACAGGCGAGCAAAATGTTCTTATAGGCTCATACACAGGATGTGCAACAGCCGATACAGACGAGGCAAATGGATTTGGGCACGGTATTAATGCAGCTGGTGGATACACTACTATAGGTAATGATGCAGCTGACATCAGAGCCGCACACGGTGTTATAACATGGGCGGTAGTGTCTGATGAAAGGGTTAAAAAAGACATTGTAGATTCTACCGTAGGACTAAACTTCATAAATGATTTAAGACCTGTAACCTTTGACTATAAAAACAAGGGTGATTTACCTAAAGAGTTTAGAGGTTATGAAGAAGGTTCTACAGAGGTTTATAAAAACAAAAAAACTCAACACGGTTTTATAGCACAAGAAGTTAAGGCTGCTATTGATAAGCACAGCGATATTAAAGATGGATTTAGTATGTGGGATGATAACGATGAGGTTGGTCAACAAAGAGTAGGTGAGACAGCACTTATTCCTGTACTTGTAAAAGCAATTCAAGAACTTTCGGCTGAAGTCGAAAAACTTAAAGGAGCATAAAAAATGACAGATAGAACATCAGAAGAACTAGCACAGGACTTCACAGCAATGGGACACAGCGTATCTTTGATTACGGACGTTATCGCAGGTGACGCGAGGTCAGGAGAGGATGCAGCAGACCGTCAAAGCTGTGTTGACCGCAACGTAGAACATCTTGAGTTGATGAAAGCTAAGACTGACTGGGGCAGCGAGAGCATGACCGCAACAACTTCAGCTATTACAGCAGGTAAAGGCTACACCGCAAGCTAATGGGAATCAGAATATGACAGAACTTGCCACGGAAGTAGTTGAGGAAGCTGAAGTAGTCGAGCTTCCCGCAAACGCCGTTAAATTAACCGAGCGTATGAATGAACTTAGAGAAGAAATTGCTCAGATAACCAATGTGATTACCGCTAACCAGAAAGAACTGGACACTCGGATGGCAGCATTCCACTGGTACACCCAGCAACTACAAAATGCGATAGGAGAGCCCGATGGAGAATCTCACTAGTTTTATTTCAATTGTCACTGGGATCGTTTGTTTCAGTAGCATCATTTGCAGTCTGACACCGACTCCGAAGGACGACGAACTAATAGGTCGCCTGTACAAGATTCTGGAGATAGCGGCGTTGAACGTAGGCAAAGCCAAGGACGCATCCGGTGCCAGCGAAGAAACCCCAAAGTAAACCAAAGAAAGCTACTAAGTCAGCCTCACCTACAGCACTGGCTGTAGCCAAAGAAGCTGCATCTGAGATTAAATTTCACGAACGAGAGTGTGCAATTCGTTACGAAAACATTGAAAAACGGTTGGACGAAGGCTCTGAAAAGTTTAAGAAGATTGAGATGATGTTGTGGGGCGTCTACCCTTTCATAGTCGCAACCATTGTTGCCGCTAAGTTTTTATGATGAATGAAGACATTATTGCTGGTTTTCCAGTTAACAGTCATTATCGCTGGTCCAGATGCGTCTGTTGAGCAAGAAGAAGAAATATACTTTTACTCCTTGAATCGATGTTTAAGCATTGCAGACAACTTGCAAAGGCAACAGACTCGATATGGGTACACCCAGGGCCAAGGGAGGAATAAGCGGTACAGGAGGAACATAGTCACGGCGTACTGCAAACCAGCGTATGTATTCAAAGAAGACAAGAAAGAATTAATCTGGAATTAAAATAATGTCAGATAAGAAACTACAGCAAGATTCGATTTGGGCTAAGTATGACATAGACCATGACGGTACTGTGTCGGATGAAGAAATGGCTCGTGCTGAGAAGATGATTGAGCTAGAGCTTCGAGAAGAAAAACAGCACTCCCAGAAACAAATAGCGTGGGTTGCTATGATATCTATGGTTGGTTTTGCCTTGCTCCCGTTGCTCCCATTCATTTCAGAGGCTCGACTTAGCACACTAGCCTCGCTGTCCGATATGCTTTTTCTTTCACAAGCTTCGATCATAGGTCTATATTTTGGGGCCACTGCGTACATGGCCCGTAAGTAAAATGATTTTCGAGTCTATCGCCGCAGTAAC